CTTAGGTGAGGACATTACACCAAAACAACTTAGTGATACTAGAAAGTCCGTCAATAAACAATTTTCTAGTCTAGGTATGTTAGTAGATTTACAGACAAGACATTTCAAGAAAAGAGTAGATGATAATAGAAATACTAAACCCATTAGTTCAGCAGAACTTATAGGAGTCTTTAAGAGAGCTGCAAAGAAGTGGAAGAGTAAAAACTTTACAGATACCATTTTAAATACGATAGACCCAATAACAGGAAATAAAGACAACCAAGCAGTTATATATGATAAACAAACAGACATCAATGTTGCCGCAGTTCTAAATACTACCAGAAGTAGAACGCCTGAATTTGTTGTAAAAACAATACTAAGAAAAAAAGAATTTGCAACTCGTAGCCCTAGATTGGAAGTATAATGAAAAGTTTTGGAACACACCTACAAGAGGCGGTGAATGAGAAAAAATACAAATTAGTAATTCTTTCCCATGATGACCCACATGACCCTAATGAGACATGGATACTCATTAGGGATAAAGCTGAAGCATTAGGTCTTAAAGTATTACTTGCTGAGTTTGTTGGAACATATACCAAAAAGACACCAGATGGTAAACGATTCATACATTCCTTTGGATTGGATAAAGAGGGTAAAGTCATGTTACCATCTGCCAAGGATAAAAGTGTAGAGTACGCTAAACCATTTGAAATAGATCCGAATGATACCTTAATAATGGCAAGAGGTATCGGAACTTCAGCCAAATCTGGTAACCGCTCATGGGGTGATATGTGTAAGGTGTTTGAACATGAAGGGTTTACTGTCATAAATTCTACAGACTGTCATAATATATGTAATGATAAGTGGATGAACAATTTGATATTCAAAAGAGAGAATTTTAATACACCGAAAACTGTTAGAATAAATCATCCAGAAGGAGCCAAATGGGCATTGGAAGAGTTGGATGCTGACTTTCCACTCATTCTAAAGACGGCAGCTGGTTCTAGAGGTATTGGTGTAATGTGGATAGAGAGTGAAAAAGCGTTACATGGGTTGGTTCAATTGTTGTATAGAGAAGATGAATACATAGATATCATTTTACAAGAATACATAAAGACTAATTATGATGTTAGAACTATAGTGTGTGCAGGTAAGATACTTGGAGCAATAAAAAGACCTATAGTGGATGATGATTATAGAAGTAATGTATCACAAGGTTCAGAACCAGAACTTCATGAACTAACAGAATTAGAAGCTTCCGAGTCTATACGAGCAGCGGAAGCGGTAGGTGGATTACTTACAGGAGTTGACTTTATTCCTGCTAAAAACAGAGAAAAAGATAAGCCATATTTCATAGAAGTGAATTCCACTCCCGGGCTGATGGGTATAGAAGCCACAATGTCTAAAGCTATTATTAAACCTTTAGGTAAGAAACTTAAAGAAGAAGGTACAAGTATTACTACAGAAATATTAAAACGATTCTTTGACCGTAAACATTGGGTAGGAAGAAAAGGAAAATGAAAAAAATATGGAATAGATTTACTGCATGGTTATCGGGATGGCCAGAAGGTACAAGAGAAGATAAGAAAATGAAAAAGGATGAAGAGCTTTTTAGAAAAGAAAAAATTATCGAAAAATCAGTTCAAGAAAGTTACGCACGAAAGGCAAAGAAACCAAGAGGCTTAAATCCTAAGAAGAAAAAAACAAGAAGACAGGGGAACATGAACTAATGAAATCTTTTAAAGGATATCTTAAAAATAGTCAAGCCCAACTTCTTCCAGAAGCAGCACCAAAATGGACTGAAAGTTTGTCCACTATGTTGTTTGATCTTCCAAGAGCAGGATTGAAGGATGTATTACTTCCATTGTCTCCTTCAATTCTTAAAAGGATATGGCCCAAACCACCTCGTACAACAGTATTTCATTTGACTGACTATGCGGGTATTAAAAAATTGAAAAAATTACAAGGGTCAAAAAAATCAATTTCATCATTTTTCAATATAACTGCTAGAGCTATTGATGATGGAGTTGCAACTTCAGGTGGATATGCTGTAGAATTGATAGGTGATATTCTTGCAGCTGCACCAGATGATATATCAACTCAACCAGACAAAACCGGCCGAAGATGGATCACTTTGAGTACACTACTTAATCCGATTGATTTCAGTCATTTGGGTAATGGTATCGGGGGTAGTAAAACCCTCAAGGGAATGGAAAATGATATAAATGAAATGATGATAGAGATTATTATGCAATATGCAGATGATCCACAATATATGCCGGATACTAATAAGTCTTGGATTGCTCTTAGACAAGAATATTTAAACGAAAAGAAAATTTTATCTCTTATTATCAAAGATTACATTGATGGTATGGAAAAGATTATGAAAAAGTATTCTGCAAAATTGAAATCGGTACTTTTAGATTACGTTAAGAAAAGAGCATCAGAACCAGATCCAGATAGTGGAGATGTTCCTGAATGGGATGAAATAGTGGTTAATAATATTAAGATAGTAAAGATTCATGTCGGCTGGGAGTTTGCAGAGGATTTTGAAGGTGACGATGATATAGAAGGATTTCCATTTGAAACATATCCAGATAGTGGGGATTTGGTAGATTATATCACTAGAACAGTACAACGGATCAAATTATGAAATCATTTAAAGGATACATTACAGAAGAAGTTGCTTGGCTACAAAGTACTTCCAAGATGATATTTGATTTTGATGTAGTACCCAATATGAAAATTCCATTAACATCAAAAACGATGTCATGGATTTTCAACGTACAGTTACCAAGAGTAACGGTGTTTCATGTTACAAGTGGGATTGGTTTTGAGAAGTTGATAAGATTGCAGAACAAGAAAAAATCAATCTCTGCCTTTTTTAATATGACAGCTGATTATATAGATCAAGGAATAAAAACTGAAGGGGGAGTTGTTGTAGAATTGGACGCAAATATACTTATGTCAAGTAAAAGTGATATATTGAGTATGCCAGATAAAACGGGCAGGCGATGGGTTGAATTACACAATATAGACCCAAAATACAAACTGGAAAAAGAACTGACACAGATGTTAATAGACCTTGCAATAAAACATGATCCAAGAAATAAAGAATACTTAAAAACAGCACCAGAAATAGGAATGGGTGTTTGGTGGAAACTGCAAACAGACTTGCTAACAAAGTTTGACCCAGCCAAAGCAGGTAAGAAGATGTCTTTGATAATTGCAGATTATATGGATGGTGTAAATACAATTCTCAAGAAACATAAAAAAGATATTCAGGGTGCAATTCATGGGTATATTGTTAGAAGAGGAACAGTAGCAGTTAAACATCCGTCTGGTCGTATGGTGGGTGGTGATTCAGAACTATCAGAATGGAATGCGTGGGATGAGCAAGTAGTAGATAAAATTAAAATTGAGAAGGTTCATACCTTCAATACGGCAAGAAGAGAAGCAGATTGGGTAAAAACAAACATAATTCCAATATTGGGTAAAATTCCACACAAACATTGGAAATCTGCTGCAGAATTATCAACCTACATCAGTCAAGTCGCTGATGCAGAAGTAAGAACCTTTGGAGGATGGGCAAGGAAAAAATGAAAACATTTAAATCATTTTACGATTGGGGTAAAACATTCAAAGAACATTTAAATGAAGTATACAAAGATTATCCAGGCAAGGGATGGGTACATGGTACTAAAGACGCACCAAAGATTAATCCAAAAGATATTGTATGGAGATCTAAAGTTCATCATTGGGATAATACAGTACGAAGTGATGATACCAGAATGATAATAACAAATACAGGAAAAGGTAAAGATAAATTCCAGATGTGGGCTGTAAGTGACAAATCTGGTGATGTAGTTTTTCATTTCGGAGATAAACCTACACTTGATGATGCAAAGGAATTTGCATCAATCAGAAAATGGCAGGAGAAAAAATGAAAACTTTTAAAGAATTAAAAGGTAAGAATGAGGGTTATCAAGAAGATCAAAATCTTGCTGACTTAGTAGGTGGTGAGGCCTCAGATATGATTAAGGCCTTAAAAAAAGGAGATGTAAGGAAAGCCAAAACTTCTTATAAGGCAATAGGAAGATTGTTAAAATGAAAACATTTAAATCATATCTAACAGAATTTGCTCAACTAAGTACATCAGATTATGTGTTTGATACTCATACTGATAATTCTTCCAGTTTAAAGATTCCTATCTCTGGGCCTATGTTCAAAAGAATATGGCCAGATACAATTCGTGCAACGGTATTTCATACAACTGATTTGAGAGGTCTTCCAAAATTAAAAAAACTTGAAGGAGGAAAGAAAACCATCTCTGCATTTTTCTCAATGATGTCACGTTATATGGAAAGTGGGATTGCAACAGAGGGTGGTATTGTTGTAGAAATGGATGCCGATGTACTTATATCTGCTAAAGATGATATAATGAGTATGGTAGATAAAACAGGTAGAAGGTGGGTTGAAATGTCTTGGTTTCAAAATGCAAATTTAATAGGGCCTGGATTCGGTAAAGTAGAAAAAGAACTTAATACTTTGATAGCGAATCTTGTTGTAAAACATCTTCCAAAAGATGTAACTCAAGGAGAACACGAATATGAACTTTGGAGCGACATGAAAAGACATCTACATGGTGATGGTAAAAAATTAAGGTTGGTTATAAAAGATTATTTTGATGGTGTAGAAAAGGTTATCAAAAAGAATAAAGAAGTATTGGGTAATATATTTTATGGTTATGCAAGATCAAAAAGAATGACAGATAATGCATGGGATGAACAAATAGTCAATAATATTAAGATCAAAAAAGTACACGTTATAAAACCTCATCCAACTAAAGATGTATGGGGAGAGGATGAAATTAAACAACATATAACAGATGTACATAACTGGCCAATAAAGGCGTGGGATGCCTCTATAGAGTTAGAAATATATACAAGGGCAGTTGTTGCAAAGGAAAAGGGAAAATGAAAACATTCCAAGATTTTATACAAGAAGGAGTCAATGATCCAGGCATATTCAAAGCATTCTATACTGCTGGTGGGCCAGGTTCTGGTAAATCTCATGTTGCTAGAGAATCTGGTGCTCGTGATGTGAATCCTTACGGACTAAAGGTAGTTGATTCAGACCCACTATTCACTAAAATGTTAAAGGATGTTGGTATGGCAACCACTGCAAAGGACATATATTCAGATGAAGGTCAAGCCATAAGAGACAGAGCCAAAAGTCTTATCGCTAAACAAAAAAGTACTTATATTGATGGTCGTCTTGGACTCTTGATTGATGGAACTGGTAAAGACTTTAACAAGATAAAGAAATCATCTGATAAGCTTAGAGGTATAGGATATGATACCTATATGATATTTGTCAATACTTCTTTAGATGTTGCTCTACAAAGAAATGAAGCACGGCCTAGAAGTCTAGATGAGGATGATGTGAAAAAGATGTGGAATGCAGTTCAAAAGAATATGGGAAAATTTCAGTCCTATTTCGGTAGAAGTAGTTTTCTCTTAGTAGACAATAATTCCGCTGGTGAAGATGTTTTCACTAAAGTATTTGTAGAAATTGGAAAACTAATTGATACAAAACCATCAAGTAGAGCAGCAAATGCTTGGATAAAAAATCAACATGCCATCAACAGAAGGGGTTGACAAATTCTAAAAGTTATGGTATAATTATTATATTGACTGACATCTTATTCCCCACATCATGAGTATTATTACCGATACAAAATATTTAAGTCTTCTTTCTCCGCGATTAGACCGCTTCAAGAAAGTCAGAGACTATCTCTGGAACTTTCGTTGTCCTCAATGTGGAGACTCCCATAAATCTAAATCAAAAGCAAGGGGTTATGTCTATCGTAAAAAGACAGACCTTTTCTTCAAATGTCATAACTGTGGTGTAGGTCAGTCAGTAGGAAATCTTATCAAAGACCTTGACCCATATCTCCATAAACAATATATCATGGAGAGATACCGAGCGGGTGAAACTGGTCAAAGAAAATCTAAAGCACCAGAGTTCAAATTTGAGACACCAAAATTCAAACCAAAGAAAACCACTATAGATTTACCATCTATAGAGTCATTACCAAAAGAACATTACGCAAGAGTTTATTGTGAAGGTAGAGAAATACCTCAGCAATTTATGGATAAAATCTTCTATGCGGAAGATTTCAAGAATTGGGCCCTTTCGGTATGTCAAGTCGATTACTCAAATTTGATGGGTAAAGAACCACGACTAGTGATACCCTTTTTCGATAGAAATAACCAACTCATCGGAGCACAAGGGCGGGCCCTACAAGAATCTAAGATTAGATATGTAACTGTTAAGGTACATGAAGATGCACCAAAGGTATTTGGACTTGAAAGGTGGAATTCAGACCAACATACATATTTGGTAGAGGGCCCAATTGACTCACTCTTTCTTCCAAATTGTCTCGCAATGGCTGGTGCGGATATGTCTGATTTGAGTATCCTTGACAATACTAAGACCACACTCATATTTGATAATGAGCCAAGAAACTTTCAAATAGTAAAAAGTATGGTAAGGTCTTTACAAGATGGCTGGAAGATTGTGGTATGGCCAAATTCAATTACTTGTAAAGATATCAATGACATGGTTCTAACCAGTATAAAGGATGCTCGGTTAGTTGAAATTATAAATAGAAATACTTACTCTGGTCAGCGGGGTGAGTGGGAAGTACATAGTTGGAAAAAAGTTTAGGTATGAAAACCATTCATCAACTAGGATTTGTAAAACTCTTAGATGTGATGGGTGATGATGAAGAAGTAGAGAACTCTGCTCGTATTAGTTATGGAGAAGGAACAAGAAAGGTAAATCAAACGCGGAACCTTATCCGTTACCTAATGAGACACAAACATACCTCACCCTTTGAGATGTGTGAAGTTAAGTTCCATTTGAAATTACCAATTTTTATAATGAGACAACTCGTAAGACACAGGACGGCAAACCTAAACGAGTATTCTGGCCGTTACTCAGTGATGAGTAATGAATTTTATCTGCCTGAGGGTGATTACCTCGCGAAACAATCTACAACAAATAACCAAGGTAGGGGAGAACCCCTAGAAAGCCAAGGTTTATTACAGTTTGAATTTAATAGAATTTACGATGGTGCTAGTATGGCATATCAAGTTCTATTAGAGCATGATCTCTCTAGGGAAGTAGCTAGAGCCCTATTGCCCGTTGCTAATTATACCGAATGTATATGGAAAATTGATTTACATAATTTCTTTCATTTTGTAAAATTGAGGTCTGATAGTCATGCACAAAGAGAAATTAGAGACTACGCAGATGCAATGTATGAGTTAGTGAAACCGAATTTTCCTATATGTTGTGAAGCATTTGAAGATTACATACAAGGAGCGACAACATTTTCAAAACAAGAAATGGGGGTTATTAAAGAACTTTTAGAATATGCAGATACAAAGGCTGAACTAGCAGGAATGAGTGTTAAGGATGTTGGTGTTTTAGAGAGTAAATTAGGAAAACGAGAATCACAAGAATTTTTAGAAAAATTAAAGCAAGGAGATGCAGAATGAGACTACCAACCATTTATCAAGAATACATCCACCTATCCAGATACGCTAGATGGGATTACGATTTGGGAAGAAGGGAAACATGGGATGAAACAGTTGGTAGATATTTTAACTTTTTTACAGAATGGTTGGAAGAAAAAAATGATTACAAGTTAGAGAACGGAGAACGAACCGAACTAGAAAATGCAGTTAAGAACCTCCATGTTATGCCTTCAATGAGGTGTCTTATGACTGCAGGGCCAGCTCTCAAGAAAGAAAATGTAGCAGGATATAATTGTTCTTATATTAAAATAGATAGTCCAAGATCGTTTGATGAACTCCTTTATGTGTTGATGAATGGAACAGGAGTGGGGTTTTCTGTAGAACTAGAATACACAAATCAATTACCAGTAGTTCCAGAAGAACTATATGATACTGATACAGTAATTGTTGTTTCAGATTCAAAGTTGGGATGGGCTAAGGCATTTAAAGAATTAGTATCATTATTGTATGGTGGTCATATTCCAAAGTGGGATGTGTCTAAAGTAAGAGAAGCCGGTGCACCCCTCAAGACCTTTGGTGGACGGGCATCAGGCCCAGCTCCACTAGTAGATTTGTTTAAATTTACAATAAATACTTTTAAGAACTCTTTAGGGAAGAAATTACATCCAGTAGAATGTCATGATATCGTATGTAAAACAGCAGAAATTGTGGTTGTTGGTGGTGTTCGCCGTAGTGCTCTTATCAGCCTGTCTAACCTCAATGACAGGGAGATGCGATTTGCAAAACATGGTGAGTGGTATACACATAACGTGCAAAGAGCACTCGCAAACAACTCTGTTAACTATAAAGAAAAACCAGACGTTGGTACTTTCATGCGAGAGTGGCTCAGTCTCTATGATTCTAAATCGGGGGAACGAGGAATTTATAATGGTATGTCAGCCAAAAAAACAGTTGAACAATTAAATGAAAGATATAAAGATGAAGATGGAAAATTTATTACAAGACGAATTGCTAGAGAGGACTTTGGCACAAATCCATGTAGCGAGATCATTTTACGGTCACGAGAATTCTGTAACCTCTCAGAGTGCGTTGTCAGACGAGAGGACACTCGCGAATCTCTCAAAGAAAAAGTTAGAATTGCGACTATCCTTGGAACATTTCAATCAACCCTTACTAACTTTAGATACCTTTCAAGAGAGTGGAAAAAGAATTGTGATGAAGAAAGACTACTTGGAGTATCACTCACAGGAATAATGGATAATCCTCTTACAAATGGATCTAAAAAAGGACTAGATAAATTATTAGAAGAACTCAGAGATGTCGCTTATGAAACAAATAAAGAATGGTCAGACAAACTTGGAATTCCAGCTAGTGCAGCCATCACTTGTGTCAAACCAAGTGGTACTGTATCTCAGCTTGTTGATTCTGCTTCTGGTATTCATGCCCGTCATAATCCTTATTATATTCGTACTGTAAGAGCAGACAATAAAGATCCCCTCTGTAAACTTATGAAAAATGTGGGATTTCCAAATGAGGTAGATGTAACAAAACCAGAACATACGACAGTTTTTTCATTTCCATTTAAAACTCCAAAAGGAGCAGTTTGTCGTATGGATATGACTGCAATGGAACAATTAGAACTATGGAAAGTTTATGCAGAAAGTTGGTGTGAACATAAACCATCTGTTACAATTTCCGTAAAGGAAGATGAGTGGGTTGAAGTAGCAGCTTGGGTGTACGAACATTTTGATTCTATTAGTGGTATATCATTTCTTCCATTTAGTGAGCATGTATATCGTCAGGCACCATATCAAGATTGTACAGAGGAAGAGTACAAAGAAGCCTTAAAGACGATGCCTAAAAATGTGGATTGGGCAGAGCTATCAAAATACGAATCACAAGACTACACCATAGCAAGTCAAGAAATGGCATGTACGGCAGGAGGATGTGAAATAATTTAACAGGGGAAATGGATGCCTATAAAAATTAAGTTAATTGAAGCGGCCAGCGAATCTTACGATGACTATATACTTTATGAGATATTGTGTGATTACTGTGATGAAGAATACACAATTAAGTATATGATAAATGACAGACCTAAACAGTCTATTGAATGTTGTCCTTTCTGCAGTAATCTGATTGAAGAACCTGCAGAGAGTATTATAGATGATGAAGAAACTAGCTGGGATTGATTATTCACTAACATCACCCGCAATATGTGTATGGAAAGAAACCGATGATAATAGACAGTTTAATTTTGATATGTGTGATGTATATTATTTGGAAACTTCACAACGACTCAAACGGGCCCAACATGAGGTTTTAAATTTACACGCAGAGACATATCCAGAATGGGAAACAGAGGAACAAAGACATGATCTACTTTCAGATTGGACTATGAGTATAATTAGTGGATGTCAAGTATTCATAGAAGGATACGCTTTTGCTACTTCTGGTAAATCTTATGTTCGTTCTGTTGCAGAAAATTCTGGACTACTCAAACATAAGATGTATAAGGCAAACCAGACCTTCACATCAATACCACCTACCGTTATTAAAAAATATGCCACAGGTAAGGGTAATGCGAATAAAGATTTAATGTATGACGCATTTTCTAAAGAGTGCGTTGCACCAGTAGGTCTTCAGAAAACCCTTAGACCAAAATCAAATAAACTATCGAATCCTACAACTGATATTGTGGATTCTTATTGGATATGTAAATACGGCTGGAGAGAGATTTCTTCTTAGATTAGCCTATGCCAAAAGATAACTTTCATCAACTCTTTGAAATTATGAATCAAAATACTCAAAGAAAGAGACAAAAGAGAGAGTGGTATCATAGAAATAAAGAAGCAGTTCTAGAACAACAAAAGAATAGTAAAAAGAAAAAGAAAAATCAGAAAGAGTGGTATGAGAAAAATAAAAAATTGTGTATAGCTAGGGCCAAAATGTGGAATGAAGACAATCCTTCAGCAAGGAAGTTAATAATGGAAAGACATAAAATCAAAAATAATCCAAAAGGAGTATGGTTTGATAGAACGTGAAATTGATAATGATACAAGGAAAATGAGAATTCTTAATTATCTAGATTATATGGATGATAAAAGTTTACGAGAAATATCTGTAGCTTTATATAATTTGTCTAAAAGAAGACAAGAAATTAGTAACAAAAAGGAGTTGGTAAATGAGTCAGGAAAATAAATATGAGAAGTTACCAAATAGTATGTATCCAAGGGTTAGACAACAAGTGGTGGACAGAATAGCAACATTTGAAAAGGTTATCGAAGAACATGCTATTGCACAAAAAGAAGCTCTAAAAATAATATATGAACAATTAGAAGAAGCACAGAACGATTTAAAATATCTAGATGAAGTTAATTGAGTATGAACCTGAAAAAAATAATATACGTTGATATTGACGGTACTATTTGTGATAATCCTACATTACCAAACTTTAATGATCAGTCAATGGATTACGATAAAGCAGAACCACACTATGCTAGAATAGATGTTATTAATGATCTCTATGATGAGGGGCATAACATTACATATTGGACTGTTAGAGGATGTCATTCGGGGAATGATTTTACAGAACTCACCCGCAATCAATTAGATGAGTGGGGATGTAAATACCATCATTTAGAGGTGGGAACAAAACCACATTTTGATATG